TCTCATATGTTCTTTCTATTGCCTTCCAATAATCTTCTTGCGTGATTTTGTTTTCTTTTAACTGTCTGTCTAACTGTTCGTAAATATTATTAAAATCTTTTGTTGTTTTTGCCGATTCTATCTGCTTGTCGACTAACAAAGAGATGTTACTTGAGCTTTCTTCTATTAACTTGTTTAATTCGATTCTCTTTTTTGCAAGCTCATCTGATGCTATTCCCCATTGTTCGTCCGATATTTTCCCTTCACGGTGTGCCAATAGAAGTTCCCTTGTAATTTCCAACAAATCATTTGCGCTTTTAGCATTATCAATTTTTGCTTGCCATGACTTTTTAATTGCATCAGCTTCAGCCTGCGTTGCCTTTGTTGCTTCTTCAGTAATATCAACATATTCTGTTAAATTATCAGATACATCCTCCCAACCCTCGTTTGGTAACGCCTGCACAAGTTTATCAATTCCACTTGACACAAAATCCGAAGTTGCTTTTGTTGCATCAGATAACATTGTTATAAAATCGCCAAGACCTTTTAGCACGAGATTTATCGCAGGCAAAAACGTTGAACCCAACTCAATTGAGGCTTTATTAAATGTATTTTTTAGAATTTGCATCTGTGCTTCTGTTGTTTGCGCTTTTGTAGCAAATTCTTTCTGAGCCGAACCAGCATTCCCAAGTTTGTCCGCTGACATTGTTAATGCTCTGCCATATTCGTCTAAACCTGTCGTTAATAGCGCAAGATTGTCAGCATATTCAAGCCCGAAAACTTGAGATAAAACTTCAGCTTTTGTTTGCTTGTCTAATGTGTTTAATGTAGCAAGAAAATCAGTCAAAGCCTTTTGCGGGTTATCGTTTACCATTTTCGCCATTTGAGCTGCAGACAATCCAAGTCTCTCCAAGCCTGCCTTAAAATCAGCGCTTCCCTCATTTGCCGCTTGCAATTTTGACAACAAAGCATTTATTGAAGTTCCTGCCATTTCAGCCGGCTGACCCATCGACAAAAATGTTGCCGCCAACGCCGCAGCTTCTTCTTTTGCCAACCCAAAAACTTGCGCAGCGCCGCCCACTCTGTTCAAAACTTCCAGGATATCCTTTTCGTTTGTCGCCATATTATTTCCAAGCACATTGACAACATCAGCAAGGTCTTTCATATCATTAATTTGCAGTTTATATATATTCGATAGCGAACCAAGCGCCTTGCCTGCATCCTCTGCTGAAACTTCAAAAGCCACTCCCATTTGCGCAACAAGTTTTGTAAACTCTACAAGTTGCTCCTTTGGGATATTCATCTGCCCGCCAATAGCTGCGATTTTAGATAAGTCGTTAGCTGTGATCGGTATTTGTGCAGAAAGGTTTAGTATTGAATTTTTTAAAGCATCAAATTCTTGCGGCGTTGTTTCTACGACTTTTTTTACATTTGCCATTGCGGCTTCAAATGCGCTCGCTTCTTTTGACACATAGACAAAACCGCCTGCAACGGCAGCCAATGCTGCAATATAGCCAGCATTTTTTCCCATAAATTCATCAAGCTGGGATGTAAATGGCGCTTTTTTCCCGCCTGCTTCATTAACACCCCTTATAGCTTGATTCATTTTAGAATATGCTTTTGTTATATCCTGCGCTGATAACATGCCCGCATTTTTGAGATTTTCAAAAGCCTTTTTAGCGCTGTTTACATCTGCATTTAATTCCTCATCGGATATAAAATCCATTTTTGGGATATTAGACAATGCTCGCAAGGAATCCCTGAAACCGCCAAGCGACTTTTTTGCTGCTTCAGCATTCGCATTGATTTTTATTTCAATATTGTTAACACTACTTGCCATTCAAAAATCTCTCCACCATTTTTTTATCCCCAAATTGTGCCATTCTTGCGGTTATCATAAGCATGCGATAATTTTCTTGTTCATGATTGACTATTGCTTGAATATACCCCTTAAACTCGTCAAAGGTATATCCAAGTATAGCCTGTTTGGAATGCCCGTTAAATATTAATTTTTGGAAACTGTCTGTCCAGAAAGCCTTTTTGTTATCGCATTCGTTGTTTTTGTTAGCTCTGGGATGACTTTCAGGAAAAAAAAATTACAATTCAGCTCGATAACGGCGCAAACAATCTGCACTAATTCAAGCGCATTAAGGTTATCAAACCAATCTTTATTTTTCCCTGTCATTACTTGTATAATCGGCTGAATATCGTCAAGATGATTTGAAAGAGTCATAAAATCAATTTTCCCGCTTTCAATAAAACCAACCAAAAACGGAGCAACTACTCTTGCGCTTTTTAACGCTTCTTTTAGCTGACCAATTCGGATTGGAGTTAAGACAATATCCTCGCCTTGAATTTTTAGAAACTTTTCATCATAAAGAACAGTATTTAAATTATCTGTCATAAATCACCTGCTATGTAGGGTCAAGAACGTCGACGATAAAGGGTGAATCCTTGCCCGCAGGAGTGATCATTGTTCCTGACAGCTCAAGTTCATTAAAATCATCCTTCAAAAAGTCAACGGCGCTGTCTGGAGACAATGCAATTTCGTGAATCAGTACATTGACATAATCTCCGTTTGCAAGATTTTTGCCCTTCATGATTGTTCTTGCAGAAATCGTTGGATTAACAGCCCCCTCGATTGTGTAGCCAGTCCTTGCTTTGCTTTTGCAATCAATATGCAAAATCTGAGTATTCGTGATTGAAGTAGTCGCTGTAGGAAAAAACAACATTCCGTCTAACGCACTTACAGTATAATCTGAAGTGTTTGAGTAAGTTACTGTCCCGCTTGCATTTGTTACAATAAGAGCGCCAGATGCGGCGCTAACCGCCCCAGCCACAATATCGAGATTGGTCACCATAATCCCGCCTGCGGTTTCAAGCTGAGAGTAGCTGTCTTTATATGCTGTGATTATAAGATTACTGTGAACAGTTGCAGTGTCATTAATATCCGCATCTTCACCCAAAAACGCCATCGTCAGCGCTTTTCTGTCCACTTGAGTCAAAGTCATGCTTGCTTCAGCGGGCTTGTTAAGATACACTGCTGCAAGGGTCTGCCCGTATGTGTCCCTGCCCTTTGAAATCTGTTCCTTTTTTTCCATATTGGGCTTAATTTCTAACTTGCCAACCGCAACTTTTTTAAGCCCTGTTGACGCACCGTTTACAAGCCTGTCGAGGTAAATGTCCCCTGCTCCGATAAATGAATCTGCCATTTTTTATCTCCTTTTATTTTTTCGAAACTGTCCAAATTTGCGGGATAACCTGAGCCGTCCCTTTTGATATTTTCTTTATTACTGTGTTTATTGAATCAATATGCACAACCCCATAGTCAACGTCATCAGCATTTTTCCCAACTCGTGCAGGCGAATATACCTTGCTCCCAGTTTGATCAACGTTTTCCATTACTTGCACAATCACCTCCAAATTTTCGACATCTGGGTGAGTCACGGTTATTTCATCGTTTTTCGACATTTTTGCAGGATAGCCCTCTGGGATTGTAATTGTCATTCCGCAGCCAGACGGCTGCTCGCCAACAATTTTAACCTTTAAAGCGCTTTCGGTATCATCAACAACCAGATTCAATACATGACCGCTTGTTTTTTTTATTGCATTTATTGCTTGATTGTCGCTGTCAAAAACCTCGTTTAATATCTGTGATGCCGTCTTCTTCATCTTGATCCTTTTATGATTTTATTTGAAAATTTCTAATTCCCAAACTCATCCCCAGAAAAAAATTCATCTGTGTTTGGGTCATAAGTGCATTCATAACACATCTCGCAATACCCACAGACCTTTATTTTTTTTTTGACTGATCCGCTATTTTATCCGATGCGGCAAACATAAGCGCAACCGCAATCTCAATAGCGAGATTTAAAAGCCATGATGCCAACCCCCAGCCTGCCTCCTGAAGAGCCAAAAAGACATTCGCCCGTTTTTCCTCGCCTGTCATTTCTGAGCTTGACATGCCACTGACAGCGTCTTTTACCTTTGACCACCAACTCGCGCCGATTACACTTTTGATAGCCCCCGAAAGAGCTGTTCTGACCATAACGTTCATTATTTTTCTCCTTTTATGATTTTGTTTAAAAATTTTTGTCTTTCTTCCGCCGTTGCAAACTCTCTATAGTGTTCCGCCCCCGATTTTGTTCTTATTCTTATTGTTTTATTTTTGTTGAAATCTAATAGAAACCTTACAGATTCTATTGACTCCTTCAATACAAAATATTCATCGTCAAATTCTAAAAACATCTAATATTCGCACTCCATTTTTACTGATATGTCAGTTATTGTTTGCAACATTGTCTGATGCCGTGTCCATTTTTTCTCTTCCATCGCCGCCGCTTTTGTTCGACACGATAGGTTTTGCGGTAAGGAAACGGAGCACGATGTTAGCAACAGCAACAGCGGCAATACTAATACTATTAATTTCATCATCAGAAACCCCCAACTCTATTCCGCCAAAAATAGCCAAAATTGAAATTATTAATGTTAAAAAATTAAACCAAACTGTTTTTGACAAATACCAGTTTTTCTGTTTTAACTGCCCCTTTGCCTGCATTATTTTGAAAATTAATCCTGTTTTTTTAAGCATAACAATTACCTCTAAAACGACTCTCAAGATGTATTAGTTTCCCTTCCCCTTGTGTGAGAGGGTTAGGGTGATGGGTATTTTTACTCAAACGAATAAGCCCCTGTTGAATACAGCCTTTTTTCTTTTGCTCTTCTGTTTTTCAGACCTTGACAAACTTCTTTTCCCTTTGCGTTCGGATTCGTGATATAAACCCACCTTTCAAATTCAAGCCCAGCTCCGCTAATGTTTCCTTCTTTCAACTTTTTTAGCATTGTTGACTGTAAAAATAAATTAGATGGGATATTAAACAAGAATATACAAAGTGCGTCATACATATTCTGAAGTAATAAAACGTTAAACGGTATCGCCTTGTTTAAAGTCTTTTCAACAAACTCTAAATCATCTCTTAATAACCCTTCAGCCTGCTCTTTAGAAATTCCTTCTTCAAACCCTCCAAGCTCGCCTTTTTTTATTAAATGACCGTATCCGATTGTTTTTCGCTCTGCTGCGTCAAGGTATATTTCATGTCTAAACCCCTCAAGGACTTTCAACATCTTTATTCCCTCGTCTGAAATCTTATAATCCATTCCCAATCTCCTTTGTGATTTTTCAAGAAAAACCTTTATCAAATATATCGTTAATTTTAATTAACGTTTTTTATTAAATTAATGGTGTATTTATTCGCTATTAACTTAACTTATAAAGCAAAATATAATCGATTATAATCAATTATAGTCATTTAAGGAGGAGAATGGATTGAATGGATTTGAAGATTGGATAGAAGTTTTTAGGACGGGCGAGCATACTGCCTCGTCTGGTGAGGCAAAACTATATACAACAACAGACCTTGACGCAATTGTCTCGAAATATAAAGTGCAAAGTGATCACGAAGCGCCCGTAACTATCGGACACCCTGCAAACGACCAGCCCGCCTATGGCTGGGTTGAAAGTTTAAAGCGAAGCGGAGACGTGCTTCTTGCAAAGTTTAAGGACGTTTCAGAAGACTTTGCCGATTTAGTCAAAAATGGGCGGTTTAAAAAACGCTCTATTGCCTTATACCCAGATATGACGCTGAGACACATCGCATTTCTGGGCGCAGTCCCGCCTGCTGTGAAAGGGCTTAAAAATATAGCTTTTGCAGACGGAGAATACACAGAGCACGAAACAAATTATAATAAAAAGGAGAAATCAATGTTAACAACAGAAGAACTTCAGTCTCAGATTGAAAAAATAAAATCAGACTTTGAGGCTGAAAAAAAAACCAATGCAGCGTTTTTAGAAAAACTTAAGGCAGTTGAAGAGGAAAACATAGCCCTTAAGTCTCAGATGAAAAACATGGAATCAAGCCTTCTTGCATCGCAAAAGGCAACCAGAAAGGCTGAGTTTCAGTCTTTTTGCGAATCTCTTGAATCAGAGGGAAGACTCACCCCAGCGATGAAACCTGCGGCTCTTGATTTTATGGAAATCATGCAGTTTCAGAGTGAGTATGAGTTTGCAGAAGGCGGAAAAAAATGGCCAGTATTCGCATTCCAAGACTTTTTGAAATCCCTTCCTATTCAGGTGGAGTTTCAGGAAGTTGCAAAAAAGGACAATGCAGCATCTAAAACTCTTGATCAGACAATTAGAACTTACATGGAAGAACACAAAATGGATTATAAAACAGCCATTATTGAAATCTCAAAATCAAATCCAAATGTTTTTAGGGGGGCATAATGATCGCACAAACTTCAGGATTAGAAAAAACATTTAAATGCACAGCTGCAATTGCAACCGCATTCACAATAGCAAAGTTCGGGGCTGATGATGACACACTTTCCATTGCATCGACATCAGACGTTACTCTTGTCGGTGTGTTTCAGCATACTACTGACGCCGCAGGAGATGATGTAAATGTTATGATGACGGGAATCAGCAATATAAAACTTGGTGGAACTGTCACAAGGGGAGACAGATTAACTTCTGACTCAAACGGGAATGCGATTAAAGCTACAGACTCAGATCAGACTTCAATCGCATATGCCATGGCAAGCGGAGTTGTAAGCGATATTATTCCTTGCCTTTTAACGCTTTATTCTGTGCTGTAGAAACAATATATTTAGTCGGAACTTTGATTCATTAAGGAGGAACAATGCCAACACCAAAATCATTACACGTTGATGCTATATTATCAAATCTTTCTGTTCAATACAGAAATGCGGAGATGTTGTGGCAGGAGATTTTGCCTATCGTAAAGGTGGGCAAACGATCAGACAAATTTTTTATCTATAATAAAGCTGACAGTTTTAAACTTGTTAGCGATAGAATAGGAGCAAAAGCACTTCCCAACGAGGCTGATTGGGGAGTAACTACAGATAATTATTCAGTAAACGATCACGCACTCGGAGATTGGCTTCCGCAGGAAACCATTGACAACTCAGATGCTCCAATAAGACCTGAAATCGACACTAACGATTTTCTTAATATGCTTCTTGACACAGCTCAAGAAAAAAGGGTTGTTGACCTTGTATTTTCAGCGTCAACTTATCCAACAGGCAATAAAACCGATCTTGCAACAGGCTCAAATACTCAATGGGACGAGGCTTCAAGCGACCCCATCAAGGATATTGAAACGGCTATTGAGGCGTGTTTTGTGAGAGCCAACACCCTCGTCATGGGGCAGGAAACTTGGAGCACTTTAAGAAGACATGCAGACATTCTTGACGCAGTAAAGTCTTCAACCCGTTATCAGACTTCAGCTTCAGGGGGTCTTGCAGGAACAGAAGAGGTTGCCCAGCTCTTTGGGGTTGAAAAAGTCTTGGTTGGAAGAAGTAAATATGTGTCGTCAAAAGAGGGGCAGACTCCCGTATATACGAGACTTTGGGGCAAGCACTGTGCAGCCCTTCATGTCGCAAAAGCAGCGGGAATAAAAACAATCACCTTCGGCGGAACATTTGTTGAAATGATGAGGCAGACACAAAAAGACTTTGATCCTAAGCGAGGTATAAAAGGCGCTCACTACTTTAAAGTGGCGTGGAACTCTGATGAGAAGATTATCGCATCAGATTTAGGCTATTTCATAGAAAACGCAATCACTTAGTTTTTCACAATTAACATCCTGCAATCTTAACCTCTTTCGCACTTGCGGAAGATGGTTAGGGTGAGGGGTAAAAAAGGGAATAATAATGCCATATTGCACATTGTTAGATATAACAAAATCTCTTCCTGAGTCATCTGTTATAGAATTGACGGATGACTCAGGAACTGGTATTGTTAATACAGAAACGCTAAACAGGGCGATAGAAGACGCAGATAGCTTAATCGACAGTTATTTGATAGGAAAATACGACATTCCGATTGATTCATCGTGTAAGCTAATTCGAAAAATATCTGTTGATTTATCAATATATAACCTGTTTGCAAGACGATATTCTTCATCTGAAGAAATGCCAAAACAGCAGTCGGATGCTTATAAAAATCAGATAAAGCTGTTAGAAAGTATCGCAAAAGGCTTAATGTTACTGTCAGCAGATACGTTAGAATCTGTTGTGTCAGTCATATATAAAACAAACAAAACAATTTCTGATAAAATTTTCTCAAAAACGATGCTGGATAAAATGTAATGATAGTTAACTATTTTTTTGCAGAACAAGCAATAAAGACAAAACTTTTAGAAATAACTGCATTAAAGGGCGTTCATTTTTGGGATGACGCATATAAATCTTCTGAAATCTTTCAGAAACCCTGCCCCTGTGCTTATATAATTTTTGCTGGTGATAAAATTGGAGATAGCTCAGGAAACGGACAATCGCATATTATCCGCCAAGAGTGGGTTGTGGCTCTTGCGGTTAAAAGTTTTGCAGACACAGTCGGAATAAAAGCAAGGGAAGAGGCAGGAACAATCATGCTTGAGATACTTGATAAAATGAGCGGATTTAAGCCTCACGACTTTGCCGATAATTTTAAGCGGATACAGGGCGACCCTGTTATATATTTGTCAAGCGGGATTATGATATTGCCAACGCATTGGCAAACAATGTTTGTTTTGGGTAAAAAGAGGTAATAGATGCAATCAGAATATATCGGAGCAATAAACGCAGCGTCAAGTATTTTTGACAAAATAGGAGCAATGCCTATTACGTCTTTGATTGTTTTGTTGATTTTGGGGCCGTGGGTAAGCCTTATCCTCATCACAATGTTGCAAAATCAACGACTCGATAAGCTTTTAAAGGCAAATGATCAATATCTTGACCTTATTAAGAGTTATGAGATTTGTTGTAAAAACTTTCATGAGTTTGCAACCTATTCTGTTGAAAAAATTGCAAAAGTTGAACACATTGCAGAAAACAATCTTTTTTGTCCAATAGCAAGACGAGAATGCAAACCAAGGGATATTTAAAGAAAGTCAAGGAGTTGGAATAATGGGCGGACCGCATACAAAAATAAGACGGCATACTAAAGTCACGACTGAGCTTCCTCTTTCAGTAAGAGACGAGGTTGATAGACTTCTTATTGAAAACTCTACGTATGA